AGTGGCCGGGGACAGGCCCCGCCTCTACAACACCAAAGCACTGCTGCAACCAAGCCCTGTGGTGGCAATAACAGAAGGGGAAATAGATGCGATCACCGCGAGTATCGCAGGCATTCCGACAGTCGGGGTGCCAGGGGCACACAATTGGCAGGAACACTTTCCGGAACTGTTTTACGGGTACAAGGAAGTGTATGTGCTAGCCGATGGGGACGACGCGGGTAGGCAGTTCGCTAACACCGTCGCCGGCAGTCTACCCAACGCAAAAGTCATCCCGATGCCACCGGGTGAGGACGTTAATTCGTTCGTTACCCAGCATGGCCCTAAAGCTTTTATGGAAAGGATCAAACCGTGATTACCGTTTACACCCAGCCGGGGTGCCGCCCATGCAAACGGGTGCTAGCCAAACTACTAGACGCAGGTTTGCCACACAAAGTAGTGGACGTAAGCGTGGACCTACAGGCTAAAGGATTCCTGAACCTTCTCGGTGCCAAGTCTGTGCCTGTGGTTGTAGCAGAAGGCTACAACCCCATCGTGGGGTATGAACCAATCCTGTTGAAGTACCTGATCGAAACTTATCCGAGAGAGGAAATCAATGTTTGAGGGTGAATGGACTTTCCGGTGGTCTGTGGGATTCCCTTCCTTCAGCAAGCTCGTAGACACCATCCACGATTACGTGTGGGAGCCAGACGACGATGATGAATGACCCGGTAAACCACCCAGACCACTACACACGCGGCCCGATCTTCAACTTTATTGGACCCGATGGTAAACCGCAGAAAGGTGCTATCGAAGCCCTAGATGTTATCCGATGGTTGGGCGATCCCCGTTTGGCTAACGCTGTCAAATACATTTGGCGGGTTGGTTTCGGTGGGAAAGACAACGATCAGCAAGACATTCAGAAAGCCATTTTTTATCTTAATGATTGGCTGGATTACCCGGTTGAGAGGGCAACATGACGAAACGTATCGTGGTTGTGTCGGACACCCAGATGCCTTACGAGTCCCGTAAGGCTGTCAAAGCGGTCATACGATTCATCGGGGAGTACAAACCCGACGAGGTTATCCATATCGGTGACTTGTTGGATTTGCCTCAGCCGTCCCGCTGGAACAAAGGGACCGCCGGCGAGTTCGAGGGCAGCGTGTTCGCTGACTCCGATCACGCCAAACGCAACTTCCTCGAACCGCTACGCAAAGTCTATGACGGCCCCGTAGGGGTGCATGAAGGCAACCACGATGAACGGGCAAGAACCTACCTCAGTAAGTACGCCCCGGCGTTGGCTGAGTCGGGTGCGTTCAACATCGAAACCCTGCTGGATTTCAACGGGTTCGGTGTGACGTTGCTACCTACCTTTTACAAGGTTGCGCCGGGTTGGATCACCACTCACGGGCACAAGGGTGGTATTTCGTTGTCGGGGATCGCCGGTAATACGGCGTTGAACGCGGCGAAGAAGTTCCAAACGTCGGTGGTGATCGGGCACACGCACCGCATGGGCATCGGCTCCCACACCTTCGGGTTTGGTGGTGACGTGGTGAGGGGTGTCACCGGTATGGAGGTTGGGCATCTGATGGACATGCGGCTTGCACAATATTTGAAGCAAGCCACAGGTAACTGGCAGATGGGGTTCGGTTTGTTGACGGTGGATGGTCAGCATGTGAAGCCGGAGGTTGTTCCTGTTGTTAAAGGTAAGTTCACCGTTGATGGTAATTCGTGGGAGGTCTGACTTGACAATGAATGATCGAGTGCTTATACTGAAGCCTGAAGTGGTCAAGGCGGCTAAGAGTGTTGCCTACCAGTGGCCGGGAATCTTGGACGCGGAGGAAGCGGAGCAATCCCTTTTCCTTCATCTTCTGGAAAGCCCAGGCACCATCGAAAAGATCATCGAAATGGATAAGAAGGCCCGTTACAGGGCTGTGGTGGGTATCGGGCACCAGTTGGCTAAGAAAGAGAGAACCGATTACAACTACTTCAAGGGCAGTTTCAAATACTGTGTCGATGAGGTTAAGGGGATGTTGAAGTCGGGTGCTTTGTCTGGAAGCTCTGGCCGTTTCAACGGGGATCAGATGGATTTGGTTGAGGCTTTGGAGGTTTTGCGGGAGCGTTCACCGCAGTATGTCAACGCTATTCGGGAACGGTACGTTGCCGGCGTAGTGCCAAAGGAGAAGTCGGATGAGGATGCGCTGCGGCGCGGTTTGACCGCCCTTACAGCCGAAATGAATCAGGCCCACCACCGCAACCACATGCAGCGCGACGACGGCCCCGGCACCCGCAAAGCAGTAAGCCGGTCCAAAGCGCATTGGATTTCCAAAGGCAACTATGACGATGACAGTCCGGAAGCCGTTCAACGGCTTCAGGTACAAGCGCGGGTTAGTGGGTTATGAGCCGCTACAAAGACCCCAAAACCGGGCTGAACAACATAGACGAGATTCTAGAAACCAGCAGGTCACCACAAGAACCTGAACTTGACAATGGTGGAGAGGATTACTCGCAGATCATGGATCGTGCCTATAACGGGATGGGGCGCAGCGAACTTTATCGCGCCCAAGTATCTCCGGAACTGTTTCCCCATGAGAGGGCAATGAGGGTGGAGAACTGGTCTGAGGAAGATCGGGAAATGTTTTGCGGCGGCATTTACACGAAAGGATATAAGTGACAGACGTTAACTTCGGACCTACGGGGCGGCTCGTTTACGAGCGCACATACAGCCGGATCAAGGCTGACGGCAGCCGAGAAGAATGGCCCGAAACCGTTGAGCGGGTAGTGGACGGAAACCTGGCGTTGGTGGACGCACGCCACCAGCTACCCGATGAACGCCAGCAGTTGATTGACATGATGCTGGACTTCAAAATCCTGCCAGCAGGACGGCACCTGTGGGCATCAGGGGTCAAGAACGCCCAGCACCTTTTCAATTGCTGGGTGGCCGGTTGGACCCCAAACCCCGCCGATCATTTCGAGTTCACCTTCATGCGGCTCATGGAAGGTGGTGGGGTTGGGGCCAACTACTCCAACCACTACCTGAAGGACTACCCGGTGGTGCAGCACTTCCTCAAAGTAGAAATCGTGTGCGACGAGGAACACATCGACCACCAAAGTCTGAAAGACGCCGGGGTGTTGTCCACAAAGTACGATCCGGACTGGTCTGGTGCGTTCCAGGTGGAGGACAGCAGGGAGGGGTGGGCGGCAGCCCTCACCGACCTCATCGAATCCCACTACCGCACCGAAACCCAGCACTACCAACGGGTTTACGATGTTTCCAGGGTTCGCCACGCAGGGGCGAAACTGAAAACCTTCGGCGGGCACGCATCAGGCCCGTTGCCGTTGGCGCAGATGTTGATGACGGTTTCCCAGGTGTTGTCCTCGCGTGCAGGCACCCAGTTGGACGGTATCGGCGCAATGGATATCGACCACGCTATCGCGCAGTGCGTTGTCGCCGGCGGGGTACGCAGGTCTGCACGTATGGCAATGATGCACTGGGCTGACCCGCAAATCATGGAGTTCATCAACATCAAACAAAACTCCGGATCGCACTGGACAACCAACATCTCAGTAGAGGTCGATGACACCTTCTGGTATCAGTGCAAACAGGGTGATGCCTGGACAGCCTCGAAGGTCCTGAAGGCTATCTCTGAGGGCATGGTGAACAACGGTGAACCCGGCTTCTGGGACTCGTCCTACTCCAACGTCGGTGAACCCAACCCTGTTGTGTGTACCAACCCGTGCGGCGAAATCACGTTGGAGCCTTGGGAGCCTTGCAATCTGGGGCACGTCAACCTGGCTGGGTTTGTCAACGATAACGGGCGGGTAGATGGTCTGGGGTTGTTGACAGCGCACCGTTTGATGACCCGGTTCCTCATCAGGGCGACGTTCAGCCCGGTGGGTGATCCGAAGTCCCGCGAGGTTTTGGATCGCAACAGGCGTATCGGTGTGGGGCACTTCGGGGTGGCGAGTTTCCTCGCCATGACTGGCCGGAAATACTCGAAGGCACACAAAGACAAATCCTTTGTGAAGCTGCTGCGGGAAATGGTTTTGGTGGTCGATCAGTCCGCTGAGGACTTCTGCCATGACCTCCGCATCCCGGTGCCGGTGAAGAAACGCACCATTGCACCCACCGGGACTATCGCCAAGATGCCTGGTGTGTCGGAGGGTGTGCATCCGATCTTTGCGAAGTTCTTCATTCGCAGGGTGCGGCTGTCCAAGATCGACCCAGATCAGGTTGCCATGCTGAAACAGTATGAGGCTGACGGGTTCAAGGTGGAGGACTGCCAGTACGCCGCCAACACCGCTGTCATCGAAATCCCCACCAAAGACTCTTTGGTTCAGGAGGTTGAGAACCGGTACGGGCGTGACGGTGAGGAACTAGTCGAAGCAGCAGATGACCTTTCGTTGCGGGACCTGCTGACGTTCCAAGCCCTGTACCAAACGCACTGGGCTGACAACGCTGTCAGCTTCACCGCGAACGTCGATCCTCAACAGTACGCGCCGTCGCATGTTGAGGGTCAGATCAGGGACTTCGCGGGAAAGGTTAAAGGGGCCACGATTTTCCCTGAATCGTCTATGCCGCAAAGCCCTTACGAAAGGTTGGAGCGGTGGGAGTACGAGTCCGCTGTCGCCAAGCAGGTCAGTGACGGCATTGACGAGGACTGCACTACCGGGGCTTGCCCCGTTCGCTGACAGCAGCAATCCCGCTGTTGTCAACCATTTAGTAGAAAGAAACAAAATTGACAGAGTTCGACGTGGACCCGTTCGAGGATATCACTGACGAGGCTGTGGAGCCTGCGCCTGCGAAGAAGGCACCGGCCAAGAAGGTTGCAACCAAACCTTCTTCTGACCGTGAGGGTGTGACTGTCACCCTGAAGGGTGGTGCCGGGTTTGATGCACCGTGGATTGTGATTCACGCTGCGGACCTCGCGGACGCTTACGAGCAGGTTTCGGGGGACAACGCCGGCCTTCTGGTGAAGCTGATGGAGCAAACGTCCAAGGCGGCGCAGCATTTCTCGGGGCAGAACAAGGGTGCGGGTGGTGCTGCACCGTCGAACCGTGCCCCGGCAGCAGCCGTGGCACCCCCGGCAGGAACCCCTGATGCACCGGGTCCTGACTGGACGTTCAAGTCCGGTGTGGGTAAGACGGGGAAGCCGTGGAAGGCGTGGATGCCTCCGCGTGGCTCATCTGAGCAACCTGTTTGGCTGTAACTAGACAATGGTTGGGGGTGGGGCGGTACACGGCTGCCCCACCCTCACCCCTCACCGCTTGGAAGGACAATTTTGTGGCCGAAGAATCCATGAACATCACCAGCATCACCATCACACGCACCCTGCAATCTGACGGGCAGATGGGCATTCAGTTCGCCCACACCCCCGAAACGATCAGTTTCGTTGAAACCTTGGGCATGTTGTCAGCCGCCCAATGGCACCTGTTCTCCCAAATGGCGAAAGCCTACGGTGACTAGTGAGCGAAACAATAGCCGCTTTCATGCGGGAACTTGACGCGATCATCAAAGAGCGCGACGAGCTACGCAAGCAACTCGAAGCGTACAAAGAGGAACGCAACAACCGTAAGAAGTTGTCGGAGCGGGAAGTCAAAGAAATCCGCAACCTGTCCAGGGCCAGCGACATGACACAAAGCGAGATTGCTGATGTGTTCGCGGTGAACCCTGCCACCGTATCCCGAATCCTGAGAGGCATCTATCACAAGTGATTCAACACCACCACAAGGTTGACGATCAGCCGGTGGTCATCAACGTAGTGGAAAATGTTGATGACCTGACAGGGTTCCGCACCTTCATCAAAGCCAACCTCAACGGGTTGGCGGTCGATTCCGAAACCACCGGGCTGAACATTTACTCCGAAGGATTCCAATGCCGGGTAGCGCAGTTCGGTAACGGGGAAGAAGCCTGGGTGGTCCCGGTTGAACGGGGCGGCTACTACGCACAGAATGTGGCATCAGCGTTACGGGCACTGAAACGCCTTGTGTTCCACAACGCCTCGTTCGACCTACAGGTGTTCGACAGGTGTTTGGGTGTGCCGATGAGGTCTTTGTGGCCGAAGGTTCACGACACCAGAATCCTCGCCCACCTAGTAGACCCGCGTGGCCGGGAAGAAGGCGGGTCCGGGCATTCGTTGGAGGACCTGACCCGGCGCTACATCGACCCCGATGTGGCTGACGGTGTGAAAACCCTGATGGTGACGTTAGCTCGGAAGCACAAAACCACCAAGGACAAAATCTGGGGGTTGGTTGACTTCGAGGACCCCGACTACCAGTTGTACGCCGGGATGGACACCATTCTGGCATCCAGGCTCTACACGGCACTGAAACCGTTGGTGCCCAGTGTGTCGGTGAAGCTGATTGAGTCGGAACGCAAACTGGCCCAGGTGTGTTCACGGCTGGAACAAACCGGGTTTCTGTTGGATGTGCCGTACACCAAACTGCTGTCCCACCAGTTGATGGACACCGAAGTGGCGTTCGCGTGGAAAGCAGCCCAGTTCGGCTGCGAGAACGTGTTTTCCACAGAGCAGGTTGCCGATGTGTTGGAGTCCAGGGGTGTGCGTATCCCTGAGCGCACACCTTCGGGTAGGCGCAAGGTTGACAAGAAGTTGTTGGAAAACCTTATCGGTGGTGGGGACGAGTTCGCGGAAGCGGTGTTCGAGGTTAAGCGGGCTAGGAAGTGGAGAACAACCTGGGTTGACGGTTTCCTGAATAGTGTGGATGGGGGTAACCGTTGCCACCCGTCGATTAACCCTCTGCGTGCTAGGACAGCACGCATGTCGATCACAGGTATCCCAGCCCAAACCCTGCCTGCCGGCGACTCCATGATCCGCAACTGCTTCGTAGCAGACCCAGGTCAGGTCATGGTGTCGGTGGACTACCAGGCACAAGAGTTAAGGGTGTTGGCTGCGTTGTCGGGTGACCCTGTGATGAAGCAGGCTTTCGAGACTGACGCTGACTTGCATCAGATCACCGCTGATGCTTCTGGTGTGGATCGCAAGGTGGGCAAAATGGTGAACTTCGCCTACGTCTACGGCTCGGGTCCACGCAACATAGCGGAACAAGCTGGCATTGATGTGGACACCGCTAAACGGGTCATTGCCGGGTTCGAGAAGTCATACCCGAAGGTGAAGGAGTTGTCACAAAAGTTACAGAACATGGCACGGTCTGGCGGCATGGTCACCACACCTTTCGGCAGGCAACTGCCTGTCGATAAGGACAGACCGTATGCGGCTTTGAATTATATGGTGCAGTCCAGCAGTAGGGATATCACCGCTGAGGCTTTACTCAGGCTGGACGACGCAGGATTCACACCCTACCTGCGTTTACCAATCCACGACGAAGTGCTGTTATCAGTTCCAACTGATAAAGCGGAATGGGGTGCCCGTCGAGTCGGGGAAATAATGGCATGTGATTTCAGGGGTGTTCATATCGGCACCGACGCGGAGGTCGGTGGCCGATCCTGGGGCAGTTTCTATCAGAAGGGTATTTGACAATGGATGAACGTGATTTCTTTGACCACCTGTACCAACTGTGGTCTAAGACCACCCACGCTAATGACGGGGAGTGGGAGATTGCTGATGACGGTGAACACATCCTGGTGGATGTTGAGTCCACTGATAAGGATGGTTGGGAGCAGTCTATTTGCTCCGCTTTGTATAAGCATGACGCCGAGTTCATTACTCAGGTTCATGCGGCGTTACCGGAGCTTGTTCGCCGCGCTTTAGCCGCTTTTGATGAAGCGGAAAGGGTGGATCAGGACCGGGATTCCCGTGAGTGCCGGATCGCAGAATTAGAGATTGCGTTGGCTGAGGAACTAGCGAACGTCGCACATTTGCAAGCACAAGTTGTGGAACTGGAAGCCGATTTGGAAGGGCTGATCGCACGATGATCGGGATAACAGCACTTGTAGCCGCATTGATCCTCGCCGGGGTAGCCACGTTTGCCTATTTCGGGGGGTATTGGTATCAGCTTCTCAGCGGTAAGGACGAGGATGAATGACCGGCCTGGATGGGATGACTACTTCATGGAAATCGCTCGAAGTGTCTCCAGGCGATCTGATTGTCATAGAGACAAAGTTGGGGCCGTTGTTGTTAAGGATCGACGGATCAGAGCCACCGGATACAACGGAGCTGCTTCAGGCAGCCCTGGATGCGATACGTGCCCTCGCCGCACATCTAACGTCACCCCAGGAAGCTCCTATGACAACTGTGTCGCTGTTCATGCAGAAGCGAACGCACTGATCTACTGCGACAGAGAAGACCTCGTTGGTGCCACGTTGTACGTCACCCGCGAACCCTGCTACGCCTGCGACAAACTGATCCAAGCTGCCGGCGTTCACGCGGTGGTGTGGCCTGACCCGAAGGAAGTTGGGAATGAGTGAGTTGCCTGGATG